TCTCGTCACCGAGATGATTTCAGTTATGAAAACTTCTCAGAGGGTGAAAAGAAACGTATTGATCTAGCACTGTTGTTCACTTGGAGGTCGGTCGCCAAACTAAAGAACAGTGTCAATACCAATCTTCTTATCTTCGACGAGGTCTTTGATGGTTCTCTTGACATTAATGGTACTGAAGAATTTATGAAGTTGATAAATATGTTTGTAGATAACACTAATATATTTGTGATTACGCATAAGACAGATCAGATGGTTGACAAGTTTAAGAACGTGATAAAGTTCTCCAAAGTAAAAAACTTCTCTCAGATGGTGAACTGATATGACTAAGATGGTAAAGTTCCATAAAAATGAAATGATTCAATTTGAACTCTATAAGTTAGTAGATTTCTATGATCCAATTCTTAGGAAACCTACAACACCAATTAAATTGGAAACTCTCGAAGATATGAAGAACGCTGAATACATCATGCATTCTTTAACAGAGACTATGAGCAAACTAGGAGGTCTTGGGTTGTCTGCTAATCAAGTTGGATTAGAACATCGAGTATGCGTAATAGATATGGGAAATGAGTCATGGGTTTTACTCAATCCAGAAATTATTGAAACTTCTTTAACAACGCAAGTACAATTTTCAGAAGGTTGTTTGTCATATCCAGGGTTGTATTTAAAGATTCCAAGATATGATAGAGTCAAAGTTAGATTCCAAGCGGTAGGCGGTCAATTTCTTGAACAAGAGTTTACAGGATTGACTGCTGTTTGCGTTCAACATGAATTGGATCATCTGGATGGTATTGTATACACCGATCGTATCAGCCCAATCAAACTAGAGCAAGCCAAGAGAAAGGTAAAAAAGACTCTGAAAAAGATAGCAAAAGTAACGGCTTCGTAAGTTATTGATTCTATTAGGTTTTTTATCCTTTACTTTTCACGAAAAATAGCCCATAATTGCGCTATAAGTTGAGGTAAAGTGATGGCAATACAAGAATCTAAATCGATCCTAGCGAAATTGCTCGCGACGGAAAATATTACGGTCTCGCACCAAAACGTCAAGACCGCATACTTCGATCTTAAGACCCGAACCATGGTTCTTCCTGTATGGAAGGAAATGGATGGCAACCTTTATGATCTTCTGACGGGTCATGAAGTCGGTCATGCTCTGTATACGCCAGCCGAAGGTTGGCATAATGAAGTTTCCACGACCAGCAAGAAGTTCAAAGACTTCTTGAACGTTGTCGAAGATGCTCGCATCGAGAAACTCATCAAGCGCAAGTTCCCTGGACTTTCCAAGTCCTTCGCCAATGCTTATGCATCATTATATGATCGCGATTTCTTCGGCGTCAAGAAACTCGGCGACCTCAACAAACTCAATCTGATTGACCGTATCAATCTGCGGTTCAAGATGGGCGCACACGTTGTTGTTACTTTCAATGACGCTGAGCGCGATATCGTGCGTGACGTTGAGAACGCTGAGACCTGGGATCAAGTTGTTGAAATTGCGAAGCGTGTTTACGACTACGTCAAAGAAAATGAGCCTGAGAAGGTTCAAAATTCGCAAGACTTGAGCGATGCTTTTTCTGAGCAAATGTCCCAAGATTCTGGCGACATGGATTCAGAAGAAAACGATCTTGATGATCTTGATGATTCTAACGACAGCGAAGAAACTGATGAAGATTCAGAAGATGCCGAGTCGGGTCTTGATGGTGAATCACGCGGCGATGATTCAGATGATTCCGACGCTGATTCTTCTGATGATGAAGAGTCAGACGAAGAAACTGAGGCTGACGGCAGTTATGCTGGCGGTGCTGGCGATTCAGAAGATGAAAATGACGATGAGCCGCAGTCAGTCACTGACCGCATCTTCCGTCAGCGCGAGCAAGAATTGGTGAATGCTTCTGGCAAAGTCTTCATGTACAACTTGCCTGACGCTGATCTTGATCGTATCATCCTTCCGAATACTGAAGTGGTGAATGATCTTGAACAATACTTCAAGAAACAGATTGCTGAGCCGCACAAGCCATACGGTCACGCCAAAGTTTCTTATGAGACCGTTGTGCAAAAGTCTGTGCGCCGTTTCAATAGTGAAAACAAGAAGGTTATCATGCATATCTTGAAGGAATTCGAGATGCGCAAGAAAGCCAGTCAGTATGCTCGTGCGCAGACTGCTCGAACTGGTGAGTTGAACATGAACGTGCTTCACAAGTACAAGTTCAGCAACGATCTGTTCCGCAAGATCACCGTTGTGCCGAAAGGCAAAAATCACGGTTATATTCTGTTTGTTGACATGTCGGGTTCGATGTGCGACTTGATTCGCAACACGATTGATCAGTTGTTGATTCTTGCGTCATTCTGTAAACTTGCCAAGGTTCCTTTCGAGGCATATGGTTTCAGCGATGACTATTATCAAAACGAAAAATTGCGCGAAATGAAGTCAGTGAAGTCTTTCGCGTCAGACAGAAAGAATGAAATGTATGTTAGCGAAGATTGGTTTCATCTGAAGCATCTGATCGGCACCTCGCTGCCTCCGCTGCAGTATCGCAAGGCTTTCAATATGCTTTGCGTTGTTGCTGCTGAATATCCTGTTCATCGCAACAGTTACTATCCTCTTCCTAACAACGGTAACTTCGACGATTGGATGAGTTCTGGTTTTGGTTTGCATGGCACTCCGTTCTCTGAAACACTTTTGGCTTCACGTGAAATAATCACCAAGTTTCAAAAGTTGCATCAACTCGAAGTTTGTAACGTCGTCTATTTGACTGACGGTATGGGCAATCAGAACCGTGTTCGTTTTCCGCACAATTCGGAGATCGAATCGAATCATGGGTTTATCAATAAGTCTATTTCTGATGCGGTTGTCTACATTGTAGATAAGAAAACGCAAAAGAAGATCAAGTTTGAAACTCGATACCCTCCGCAAGAAATGCAGACTCGACTGACCCAGTTGGTCGCTGACGTCACTGGCTGTAAGCATATTGGATTTTATATTATGCATCGCAAAGAGTTGAGTCGAGCAGTTCGCGACTATATGCCGAATAGTTCCTTTCAAGAAATTGAAACTGCCAAGAAATCGATTCGCGAAAACAACTTCTTCTCTTGCGCAACTCTTGGTTATGAAAAGTATTTCTATGTCGGTCTGCCTTCTGATAACGTGAAGGATGAGGCTCTTCAAATTACTCAAGAAATGAACAAGAGTAAGATGGCAAAAGTGTTCTCGAATACGCTGACCAGCAAGCGCACCAATCGCCTGCTCTTGACTAAATTGGCTGAAGAATTGGCGATTGCATAAGGGTACTCGTAAGTCATTGATTCTATTAGGGTTTTTACCCTTTACTTTTCGGGTAAAAAAGCGCATAATTGCTTTATGAGTTGTGGTTTAGTGATTAATTTCGTAATGAGGAAACAGGTATTTCTATGAAGCGATCTGGTTACAGTACTGTCGAGGAAGAGAATTCATTGCTGGAATCTTTGCGCGCAAAGTATGGCGCGGATGTTCTAAGTAAGAAGCAGATTGACGCATACGTCAAAAAGCAGGGTCTTCCGTTCCCTATGTTTATTTTGCGGCAAACTTGGCGTAAAGTCTCTCGCGGCAATTATTCGATTGTTGTGAGAAATGCCGAGGGCGATTCTGCCCCTGCGGTTGTTCACTCTGAAGTTCCTGCTTCTGCTCCCGCGATGGTTGCGCAGGTTGTGCAACTTGCCTCGCGTCGAGCAGAGAACGTCACCGAGTCTTTTGTTCCTGAGAAGAACAAGACCTATGTACCGTTCGGCTTCTTCAACGATCTGAAAAGCGTCATCAAGTCTAAGATTTTCTATCCGATCTACATTACTGGTCTGTCTGGTAACGGCAAGACCATGATGATTGAGCAGGTTTGTGCTTTGCTCGGTCGCGAAATGATTCGCGTCAACATCACCAAGCGCACGGATGAGTCTGACCTCATTGGTTCTTATGAACTGATTGATGGCAGTACCGTTCGCCGCGAAGGTCCTGTGATCACAGCGATGCGTCGTGGTGCTGTTCTTCTTCTTGATGAGTGCGATCTTGGCACCGAAGACATCCTCTGCTTGCAGCCGATTCTTGAAGGCAAGCCATACTTCGACAAGAAGACTGGTGAGGTTGTCCACCCTGCTGCTGGCTTTACCGTGATTGCTACGGCAAACACCAAGGGCAAGGGTAGCGATGATGGTCGCTTCATCGGTACAAACTTGCTGAACGAAGCATTCCTTGAGCGTTTCGCTGTGACCGTTGAGCAAGAGTATCCTCCTGCTGCGACTGAGCGTAAGATTCTCGAAAAGAATTTTGCTGAACTTGGCATCAACGATGCTGTGTTCATCGAGCGATTGATTACATGGGCTGAGGTCATCCGCAAGTCCTTCGCTGACGGTGCGGTCGATGAAGTCATCTCGACTCGTCGTCTTGTGCATATCAGCAAAGCATTCTCGATCTTCGGCAATCGTCTGAAGGCAATCGAAATGTGCTTGAACCGATTCGACACCGACACCAAGACTGCGTTCTTGGATCTGTACACGAAGGTTGATGCTGATGCGACTGCTCCAGTTGCACCGAAAGATGATGTTCTTAGTGGCGTCACGATTGAGGACACCAAAGATCCTCATACGGGCAACTTGATTGTTTCGGTCAGTCGAGATGGCGACAAGCGACAATTGACTTTGACGCAAACTGAATTGATTGAGTTTTTGGAACAGGGTATGACTGCTGAACAGATTATTGATCGTGCTGCTAGAACCCTCGCCGTTTCCTTGCATCGTGATATCCCGTTCTAAGAGGAGAAATGATATGAGTAAGCAAGAACAGGTTAATTATTTCTTGGATGAACTTCGCGAGTCTGGTGCGACGAATATGTTTGGTGCTGTGCCATACATTGTTGAGGAGTTTGGTTTTTCGCGACAGGAAGCACAGAAGTTTCTTGTAAATTGGATGCAAACTTTTGAGGAGCGTCATCATGGGTCTTGATATGTTTTTGAATGCGACTCGGTATCTCTCGAATTACAAGGATGCTGACAAGCAAAAGAAAGAAGAAATGCTGAAGACGTTTCCTGAGTTGAAAGCGTATTTGGCGGAAGAAAATCCGATTAAAGAGGCGAAAGCCGAAGTTGGATACTGGCGAAAGGCAAATCAAATTCACGCATGGTTTGTTGAGAACATTCAAGACGGTGAAGACGATTGTAAATCGTATTATGTTAGTAGAGAAAAATTGCAAGAACTCAAGAATCTTTGTCGACAAGTTTTGGAAGATAAATCTCTAGCGGATAAACTCTTGCCGACTCAGAGTGGTTTCTTCTTCGGCGGTACTGAATACGAAGAATATTATTTTGTTGATCTTAGAAACACTATTGAGATTATTGATAATGCTCTTGCGCTTCCTGAAGATTGGTCTTTTGAATATCAGTCTTCTTGGTAAGCAAGAGTTTACTTTTGCCGTTTGTTAGTATATAATAAATGGTATATCGCAAGGCAAGCCCCAATCTTGCGATATTATTGAAAGGGGTATTTTTGTGAAGGTATATTATATGTCTAATGCTCTTAACTCGTTTGTCAGTTATCTCGTCGATGGTAACACTGTGACCAGCCGCCAGGCTCGCACTTTGTTCAAGGTCGAGAACGTGGCTGACCTCGCCTATCGTGCTCGCAATGAGGGTATCTCTGTATACACCAATCGCATCACGAACAGCCGTGGTGAGAAGGTGTTTGCGTATCGCCTTGGCAATCCTTCGGCTCAGTTCGAGAAGTATCTCGATCAGGGTCATGTTGCTCGCGCTCGCAAGACTCTCTACCGTGATGCTATCAGCGTCTCGATGAATGCCTAATCTTGGCAATTAAAAACCGTTCTGGTTTCTGTGGGGGCATTTCTTGCCCCCACAGTTTATTTGGCATCTAATTTTACTTTGCTTCTCGTTGCATATATAATATTAACGTCAAGCAAGAGGTAATTGCAATGGTAAAAGTAATTGTAGCAAAAGAAAAATATGACTGCTCTCACTTGTTAGGGCAATTCGTAGATGAGTCTAACTATGATATTTTAGTCGAAGAAGATACTGATTGTTATCTTCCCGCCGATTGTGATCCATTTGATAAGCAAGATTGTGTTAATAATGATTGTGCAAATTGCACGAATAAAGTCACAAAAGACGAACGTAAGATTGCTTTTAAATTTCGTAAGAACTTCTTCACCAAGGAAGAACAAGAACAAGCATACATTGGACTGCGTGAGGCTGCTACACAATCACAAAATCGTGGATTGGCGGCAGGTCCTAAAGGTGAAAAATGTGTAAACCGTGAATGGGTTACAGACTTTCAATTTGAAGTCCTAGAATTTCTATCTTCAATAGAAAATTCAATTTATGAATTAGACTTAAAGAGTGAAGTAGACAGATACCGCGAATTAACAAAAAATGATGCGGCTACTCGCGGTTATGTTTGGTTGACTAGCGAAACTAAAGCGGATAGTTTTGTATTCGAAGAATGGTTAGAAGCTGCTTGCAAGAAAAACGCAGATATTAAAATTGTATCTAAGCAAGCAAAAAGCATTATTGACAAATACATCTCAGACACAACTTATGCGAATCCAGTTTTTTCTGGTATTGCTGGGTGGTTTGATCGTTACCCTCGAATTCCATATGCGAGGGCTACTGCTTACACTCAACAAAATTTTGATAAATTTAAATTGTCATTTCCATTTTTGCAGTCGCTAAATCGCGGATTTAAAGAATTGCTTCCTTGGAGATGGAATAATCAAAATGAGGCAATCAAAAAAATCGATCCAGCATTTGTTGTTCCTGGAACTGTGTTTACTACGATTACGGTGAACAAAACTTTTAGAACAGCAGCGCATTATGATGCTGGTGATTTTTCCGATGGTCTTTCAAATCTACTTGTACTTTCAAATAATGGTAACTATTCTGGTGGCTATTTGGTTTTCCCCGAAATTAGAGTAGCAGTTAATGTGCGCCCAGGTGATTTGCTTCTTGTAAACAATCATGAAGTTCTTCATGGAAATACACCAATCGTACTTAATGACGAAGATGCTGAACGTATCAGTTTAGTTTGCTATTTGCGCGAAGGTCTAATTGGAGTTAATACTAAGCGCGAAGAAGATCACAGATTTTTCTTTGTGGAAGAGCGTAGAAAAAACAATGAACATCCTTTGTGGCATAAACGATGGAATGGTGTGTCACCAGGTATGTGGGAAAGTCCAGAATGGAAAGAATATTTGATTAGAAATAATCAAATGGATTTGGTTGAAAAATATTTCCCAACGGAGACAATTAATCTTTTTGATCTATAATGAAAATTCTAAATCTACATACTTGCCCGAATGGACTGTTTTCTCCTGAGAAGAATCCACGTGGAGGATTAGAAAAAGTTGTATTTGATTTACATGTTTTGCTACAGGGGCAAGGCATTGATATCATTTCAGTTTGTTCTCCAAGCGATTGGTGCGCATCAACTCCAGGTTTCTATCCAATAAATCTATTCGGTAGAGAAGTCTGGAGATCAAAGTGGAAAGATTACAAGGCTACTCTTCAAAATTTTATTCAAAAAGAAAAGCCAGATGTAATTATTGTACATGGTACAAATAAACTTTTGCGCGTATTCAATGAATGGGAGATGCCTGTAATATTCATTGATCATCAGGGTCACGGATCAATTAATCTTCTCTATCATCTGGATTTCTACACTAAAATTGTTCCAGAGAATCGCAAGTATGGCGGTATTATCGTTGGTGTGAGCGAAGTATCCAACCGAATGAAAGAAGAAGAAATTAAACTACAAAAGATACAGGATAACTTCTTATTTGATGATTACTTTATCTTTCAGTATATTACTGATGAGTTGAAAAGTTATCCTGTATCTAATCATAATAAAAAAGCAATTACAATTGGATTGTCTGAAGGTTATAAGGCTCCTCACAAGATCGATCTTCTACGCAGAAAGAAGTGGGTACAAGATTACAATCTAATTACTCTGCGTCCAGAGAACGCTAAAGATAAGATACAAAAATACTGGGAAAAGAATATTGAATGTAAGCCAGAGATTCTCTCTAGAACTCGCGTCAACGTTCCTCGCAATGAAACGATGCGTATGTTAAATGAAGCAATGGTTTATGCATCAACTTGTAATTTTGAATCAGCTGGTATTACAACATTCGAAGCGTTGAGCATGGGTGTACCTGCGATTATATGGGATGACAATAATCGCCACGCTTCAACGATGTTTGCACCAGAAGGTCGCGGTTGGGCTTGGCAGTTCATATCAGATGACAACATTCAATCATTTGTCGACTACCTGCCGAACGCTCGGCGAGAATATATAAAAAATTATGTCTTTTCGGTCAATAATCCCGACGTCGTGGCTAAATCTCTGATATATAAGATAAGTAAGTTCCTAGAAACTGCTAAGGTAAATTACAATACATCAACTGATTTGACGAAGTTTTTTTAATGCAATATTTACACACTAACAATAAAGATAAGAAATTTGTAGACTGGAGAGAACCATCTAATAGAATGGATGGATTCTTGAGATGGTTAAAGTGGAGAATGCGCTGGAGCGATCTCGATCATTATGCATGTAACAATGCTTATCGTGATGCTACAGACGATATGAGTCCAACAGGCAAACCTATGACCGTCGAACAGCGTTATTGGTTCTCGCTTATTTTTGGAATGACTTATCAGTCTGAAATGGCTTGGGTTATCTATTCCCAGTTCCCTAATTTTTGGGATATTAATCTAGAAGAACTGAAGAAGTGGAATCTAGACAATATGTCGCGTCAGAAGTATGCGCGAGATACAAAGTATAACAAGGGTAGAATTGTAGAGCAAGTTCGCTCGCTCCAAGAAACTATTGGACCGAAAGGTTCTATAGAAAAATTCTTCGCTCAGCATATTGACGAGAATCCGCATTTCTCTTATCAAAGAGTGTTTGATGCTTGTAATACATTCCACAAGTATGGACGTATGACTTCGTGGATCACTTGTCAAGTTCTATTTGAAACAGCAGATCTTCCGATTAAACCAGATACAGTACTTGCTACTGACCCCAGCAGTTGGTCAGTGCGCTCAGGTCTAATGTATTTGTACAATCGAGATGATATGATTGAAGCCGTTGATGAGAACGTAAAGTTCAGCGAACAAGATCTGCGCTGGATTGAGAATAAAGAAAAAGAACTTTATCAATCATCATTAGAATTTATTGATGAAGGTGATCGCAAGATATTCTCGAACTATCTTCTGGAATCTCATCTGTGTCAGTATAAGAAACTAATGCTCGGCGGTGACTATGCTGGACATAGTTCAGGTGATCACGTATCAAGAGCAAGTTGGCTGGCTGAGCGTTGGCCAGAGGTAAATTTTGATGCCTTCTTTAAAGTAGCAACGCAAAAGCATTGTCCGTTGGTTCGTAGCAAGCGAGAAAGTAAACCATTGCGTTTGCTATGTTCTAAGAGCGGTCAATTGATAAACATGCACGATGACTTTGATGATTTGCCGAATATGTATGATGAAATAGGCTTGACGCCAGAAATGTTCTTGACTAATGATCAAGACGAACTGGTGGTAAGTCTAATTGATGACTACGCAAGTAGACTTTATAATGAAAAATCCTCGAATGTATTTTACTTGTAAGATATATTCAGTTATAATAAACCAAGCGTGTAATTCACGTCGAGACCTACGACTCCAACCAAGGATAGTCTCGTTAATAAACTGACATAATGGAGAAAAAAATGTCAAGAAAAATTCGTATTGCCGTAGTAGGCGTTGGTAATTGTTTTTCGTCTTTGTATCAAGGGCTAGAATACTATAAGGATCACGATGAAGATGCTGATGGTCAATCTATCCCTGGCGTGATGTTTTCAAGAATCGGTGGCTATCATCCAGCCGATGTGCAAGTAGTTGCTGCGTTTGACGTTGATCGCCGAAAGGTTGGTCGACCAGTCGGCGAAGCAATTTTTGCTGCTCCTAATTGCGCTCGTGTCTTTTGTGAAGACGTCCCCGATGGTCCTATTGTACAAATGGGTCCTATTATGGATGGCGTTAGCGACTATATGTTAAAGCAGCCTGAGAAGTATGGGTTTCGTCTTTCTAACGAAGACCCTGTTGACGTTGTAAAGGTTCTTCAAGATACCAAGGCTGATATTCTTTTGAATTATTTGCCAGTTGGTTCTCAGAAAGCCACAGAGTTCTATGCTCAGGCTTGTATTGATGCTGGCGTTGCTTTCTTGAACTGCATTCCAGTATTCATTGCTTCTGATCCAGTTTGGGAAAAGAAGTTTATTGATGCAGGTCTACCGCTAATTGGCGATGATATGCGCTCACAGATTGGTGCTTCTATTCTTTCGCAGGTTATCCAAGAACTTGCGTTTGATCGTGGTGCAGTTGTTGACTACCATCAGCAGTTGAATGTTGGTGGAAATACTGACTTCAATAACATGATGGTACAGACTCGTTTGGCTTCGAAGAAAAAGTCAAAGGAAAACGTCATTCGTGCTCAAAACGACATTCGTGGTATTCCAGTTAATGATGAGGCTTTGTTCGCAGGTCCTTCTACGTTTATTCCTTATCTCAAGGATAACAAGGTAGCCTACTTCAACGTTCGTATGCGTGGATTTGGTGATGCACCAATTACTATTGACGTTAAACTTTCTGTACAAGATTCAGAAAATTCAGCTGGCGTTGTAATTGATGCTATCCGTTATCTAAAGGTTGCTAAGGAATTGGGTGTAGTTGGCTCACTTCGCGGTCCTTCTGCTTGGACGCAAAAGACACCTCCGCAACAGTTGCGTTATGCCGACGCCAAGGCTGAGTGCGAGGCTTTTGCCAATCGTAACGTCGAAGCACTTAAAGTGAAGAATACTTTTGCTAATTAATACTTTTGACATCGATGGGGTAATAAACCTGGGTGAGTTCGATGGAATTTACCCAGGTCCTCATGATATCATTATAACAGGCAGAAGTTTTGAAGAAGAGCCTGAGACAAAGGCTATGCTTAGTAGAAAAGGCATAACCAATAAAGTCTACTTCAATCCAATTGCTTTTAATGATAAAAGTCGCTTTACATCTGGAGTGCATAAGGGTAGAATAATACTTAGACTTATGGATGAAGGTTACAAACATGGCGTTCATTTTGAGGATGATGAAGTGCAGATTCGAGCAATCAAATTGATTGTGCCAAGAGTAAGAATAGTACATGTTGTTTCTGATTTGGTTACAAAAGAAAACGTGAGGCACTATGAGCGTTAAAGTGATTGCGATGGGTGGTGAACCAGCAACTGGTAAGACCACTCTGATGTTCAAGTTGATTTCAATGGCTGATGATTGGCAAATTATCAAGCCACAGAAACTTCTTGATGCTATGTATTCCAAGAAACTCAATCTGTATATTCTTGGCAAGTATGTCAACGATGGCAATGTGTTCCAGGGAACAGATCGTTTGAGCATGGCAGTACAGCCTGATGCAGAGAAATTCTTTGCAGGTCTTGCAGACGTTCATCATGAAAATGGTGAAGCGAATGTAATCTTCGAAGGTGATCGTTTGTTCAACGGTAAACTTTTGGACAAACTCGCTGAATGGTTTCCCAATACACTCAAGGTTCTTATTTTGACTGCATCACATACAATCAAAGAGCAGCGTCATGTTGATCGTAAAGATGATCAAGACGATAAGTTTAAGAGTTCGCGAGCAACAAAGATCTCAAACATCATGGGGTCGCTGATGCTTATGGACTATATAGAAACAAGGGTCAACGAAAATATCGATGATCAAACCAAAATTATTGATGTTATTACAAAATTCTATAACTGGAGTGAATAATTATGCAATTAGAAGTTAAGGTAGATGAGTTGCGCAAAAGCAAAATTTTTGTAGCCACTCCAATGTATGGTGGTATGGCACACGGCATGTTTATTAAATCATGCCTAGACCTGCAGGGTTTGTGTGGACAGTATGGAATCGAAGTCCGATTCTCATTCATCTTTAATGAATCTCTAATCACTCGTGCTCGCAATTATCTTGTAGATGAATTTTTGCGCGCAGAAGCCTTTACGCATCTTTTGTTTATTGATGCTGATATTGGGTTTGATCCTCGCGATGTTATCGCTTGCCTTGCTCTAGATAAAGAAGTAGTTGGCGGTCCATATCCTAAGAAGTCCATCAAATGGACTTCAGTCAAGGAAGCAGTTGTTAAAAATCCTAACATCAACGTTGGAGAACTAGAAAAGGTCTCTGGCGATTTTGTGTTTAATCCAGCCCCAGGCACTGAGAAATTTTCTGTTGCGGAACCGATTGAAGTTCTAGAACTTGGCACTGGTTTTATGATGGTTAAGCGTGAAGTCTTCAATAAGATGCAGAAGGCGTTCCCTATGATCAAATACAAGCCTGATCATGTTGGACAGGCTAACTTTGATGGCTCACGTTATATTCATGCATACTTCGATACTGTAATTGATTCAGTAGATTCTATTACAGGCGGTGGTTCTGAGCGTTATTTGTCAGAAGATTACATGTTCTGCCAGATGTGGCGCAAGATTGGCGGTAAGATTTGGCTATGTCCTTGGATGAGAACTAACCACATCGGTACTTATGCATTTACTGGTGATCTTCCTGCTGTTGCTAATTACGTTGGCACTCTTTAATACAGAGATTTTGTTATGATTATTGGACTTGTCGGTAATATCGGAAACGGTAAAGGTACAGTCGCAGACATTCTTGTTGAACGACACAACTTCTTTAAAGAAAGTTTTGCGAACAGTGTGAAGGATGCCTGTGCTGCGATTTTCGGTTGGAATCGCGCCATGCTTGAAGGTGATACTGTAGAATCGCGAGCATGGCGTGAGCAAGATGATCCATGGTGGTCTAGAAAACTTGGTCGTCCGTTCTCACCAAGACTGGCATTACAACTAATGGGCACAGAGGCAGGGCGAGATGTATTTCACCATGACCTCTGGGTTCATACTGTGATGCGTCGCTGTAAGCCTAATCAGTATTATGTTATTGCTGATGTTCGTTTCCCAAACGAAATCAATGCCATTCGAGACTCTGGCGGTAAAATTATTCGCGTCAAGCGTGGACCTGATCCTGAGTGGTACTCTTGCGCATTCACTCAAAACACTACTGATGAAAATGATCTTTGGATGTTACAAGACTCCGAAGAACTCATGGAGCAAAAGTATCCACACGTTCATATGAGCGAGTGGGCTTGGATTGGCTGTCATTATGATGTAGTATTGGACAATAATTGCGATTTAGATACTTTAAAAATTAGAGTTGATTCTGTGTTGGATTCGTTATATAATAATCGTGTTGAAGCAAATGAGGTTGTAAATTATGAAACTTTCTGATAATACTGTGCAGGTTTTGAAAAACTTTTCTGGCATCAACCAGAGCCTGTTGTTCAAGCAGGGTAATAAACTCCGCACCATTTCACCACTTGGTACAATTTTTGTAGAAGCCACTGTTGATGAGTCTTTCCCGAAAGAGTTTGCTCTTTATGACTTGAACAAGTTGCTTGCCAAGATTTCTCTGTACAAGGATGCCGATCTTTCTTTTGAAGATGATCGCGTCGGAATCATTGATTCTGGTAAAAAGAAGTCAGACAATATCAAGTATTGTTCCGCGAAGGTAATTAAGACTCCGCCTGACAAGAGTATTAATATTGGTGAGTCTGATTGTTCATTCTCTCTTTCTGAAGAAGATCTTGAGTGGATGAAGAAGTCTGCTGGTATCTCTGGCTCACCGAACTTTGTTTTTGAGAGCGACGGAACTACAATCAAGTTCACCGCAACCGACGTAAAGGATGATGCCGCGGATCAGTCGACCATTGAAATTGGTACAGGTGACGGTAAGACGACCTTTAAGGTTGTGATGAAGGTTGAGAATTTCAAGTTGATGGATGGTTCTTATGACGTTGAAATTGCGAAAAAAGGTCTCGCCAAGTTCAAGCATAAGACTTTTGACATCACCTACTTTATCGCTATCGAAGCCGCCAGTTCAACCTTCGGCGAAGTTGGAGAATAATTATGAAGATCGACAAGGCAAAGGTTCTCGGCTGTCTCCAAGAAATCTCAAACTCACTCACTCGTATTGAAGCAGAGCGTGATCTAATCAAGGACATTCTGCAGAAGATGCAAGATGAGCATGAGATTCCTAAGAAGTTGTCACGCAAGTTGGCAAAGACTTACCACAAGCGTAATTTTGACGAAGAAGTCGCTCAACAGAACGATTTTGTTGAAGTGTACGAAACGGTGGCTAAATAAGTCTATTGGGGTGCAACGTTCTTGGTTGACGGCACAATCCGCCAGACTGCTCGCCGTGGGAGTTCACCTTCCCCGCCCCATCTTCTTTTGAGGTTTTGTTATGAATGATGAAATGAGACTATTGATCTGTGTGATCGTAT